ATTAAATAAGTTCCTTTATACATTGGGACGTTCTCTAATTTAAAGACCATCATTGGTTGTATTTGCATGTTACCAAATGTGTTAACAGTACAAGAATAGTTTCTTGTCAAATACATATCATAAATATTATTACCCTTACCAATTTGTGTTGGGTCTGAGCCACTACTAGGATTTGTTAAGGCATCAATTACCAAAAGTGATTCTTGAGTTTCTTTAAATTCGGATTGGTCTAGTTCTAAAGATTTAAAATGATTTTGGGTTTGTTGTCCGTATCTAACTTTAAAAGCTGTTATACCACCATTTTTAATAAAATCTTCTGGGTATGTAGTGGGTTTATCTATATCAAAGGTATCGTCTACATAATCAAAATTAATACCATTATTACTACATGAAGTTTTTGGTATATCTAATGTCCTAGAATTACCCCCAATAAACATACACACAAATCCAGGTTTAGCGGGTATTCTATCTATAGGACTATCGAAAGCTCTAAAAATATTTTCAAGAACTTCATTGCCCCCTGTAGAATACCCAATTACGTTTGGCATTGCAAAAAATTCAAAATTGTTTTTTGTTAATAAATTAGTTATAGATTCGTATAGGGATTGTGTTGGCCCTTGTCCGTTTTTGGTACTAGCTAAATTAGAAAGGTATGAAAAATCTATAACTGCTTTTTTACCCACATCACCATTACCTCTATTAACAAAACTAAAATGTTCATATAACATCCTTGTTTCAGATGGACTACTACTACCATAGTTATTATAGAAATAACCTGAAGTATTACCCGAAGTACTATCTGAACCAATTACAGAACAAGAAATCCATTTATCGTAAAGTGATTTAAATGAACGATATAAAGAAAGTTTTAGGTCTGTGTCATTTAAAGCGGAATCAGCTATATTATCGTTATTATCCGTATTTTGTGTAATTGACTCAATAATTTTTTTGGAATTGTCTGACACCGCTTGAATAAATCCGTCGACGTATGAACTTAATTCATCCTCAGATATATAAAATTCTTCATTAAAATCATCAGGATGTATGGCAGAAAAAACTTTAGGTGATGAAGAAATTAAACGGTATTTAGAATCAGTTACAAATAATTCTTCATACAGTTCTTTGTTTTTATCTTTTTTTAATCCTACTAATCTTGTGTTATCACTCATTATGTAACGTTATGTACTAAAACATTATTTATGATGAAGTTATGGTTACCAGTAACGTTTTTAACGTTCCAAACCCTAACCATTTTATTTTGTTTTTCAATTATTTTAGAAATTTTAACTTTATTAAATTTATTGTTAGAATAATAAAAACATTCATCACCACTACTAATTTGTTTTGTGGGTCCTATATGTTCAGAATCATTTACATCAGTTTGTCTATAAGAAGACCAACCTTTACCAACAACCCAAATAGGGTGGGTATCGGTACAAGTTATTTTAATTCCGTTATCAAAATTGTAAATTACAAGATTATCTTTATAATTTATTGTAACGTTTTCAATACTACTTTCTTCAAAAATATTTGTATTTACATTATAACTTAATACAATATCACCAACTACTAAATCTTCAATATTAATATTTTTACCACTACTTAACTTAATTTTAGAACCAGCCACAAAACATGAAACATCATAAGTAGGTGATGCTGGTTCGTAATCAGTATTACTATTACTTTTCTTTTGTTTTTTTGGTTTTGGTTTTGTGCCAGATAATTCACCCTCATCAAGAAAAGTAAAACGTTGTGTATAGTAATTTTTCTTATCTTCTTTGGTGTATGTTAAATACTGTCTATCTTTTCTAACAGTCTGAGTTAAAAATCCTTTATACCCATTTAAAACATATGAATTATCAAAACCACCACTTGTTGTTGACCAATTATCTAAACTACCATTATCATTCCAATTTAATGGGTCTAAGCCTAATAACCATCTAGCATTTTCACCTGTTGCCCAAGATTCAAAAGCATCAATAAATTGTATTTTTAAACTTTTTGGTATAAACATTAATTCTTTACATTCTTCTTTTAAAATAGGGTATTTATTATTTAATAAATTAGGTGTCTTATCACTGTAATTGATATTCTTATTTGTTTCAGTACTTAGATTAGTAATAACCAATGTTTTAGGACTTGTAAAATCAATACCTCTACCACTATCACTTAAAATAAAAGGCATTTGGTCGGGTCTACATTGGTCAAACCATCCTTTGGTAATATTACCTACAGCACTTCTAAATATACCATTACTAGGGACTTTATCATCATTTTTACCAAAAATAGAACTTGATTTAGTCCATCCGGCTCGATATAATGAATTTGTAAAGTTAAAATCAGAAGCAGATAAACCAGGAGGAAAATTAATACTGTTATTAGGTCCGATAATTACTGGTTTTTGAGTTCCAAAATTTTTACTTATGGATGCTCCACCATTGGTCCATCTATCTACACCCCCTTGGGCACCTAACCATCTTCTTTGATAACTAGAATTTGTACCACCAAAAGATAAAGCATTTTGTTCTGGTTTTATTGCGTATACAGAACCACCTTTAAACCAAGGTCTAGACGTAGATGTATGGAAAAACCATACAGGGTCGTTTATGTCATCTATACCTATATTTGAATTGTCAGAAAGGTATGATTTATTTAATCTATTCCACCCTGAATTTATACTAGCGTCATAAGGAAAAGGGTCTTTTGTAGGTTTTATTTCGTCCCATAATAATAAATTAGTTTCTTTCATTCTCCATAAAATGGCTCCAATTAATAATATATAAGCTTTAGGTGGATATGCCATAATAGCTGAAGTTGTGAAATTAGAAAATGATGATAAATCTGTATCACTATTGCCATCCCAAGGTGGAAAATGTCCTGTTCTAAATTCAGATTTTAAATTATCAAAACCAAATGACATTACCGCCATATAAGCCAATGGTTTGTATATATTATTAGTATTATCTACACCCCACTGATTTAATCCCCACCAAGTAGACCAATTTCTTCTTTGGTTTGAATCAGCTTTATTATGGTAAGATGGGTATGTACCAATATCTTCTCCAAGGTAAGTAGCAAATTCACCAGAAGTTTTACCAGCCACTATTGAAACTACTTCATCAAGAGCCACGGTACCGTTATCACCACCAGACTCAGCGTATTGCCAAGAATTTTTCCATAAAGGATAATTAAGTAACCATAGTGGTGTGTTTATTATTGAATCCGCGGAACCAACAGAAGTATTAGTATTTGAGGCACCCATAAAATTAGACCAAAATATATATTTTGGAGAATAACTGTCATAAATTGTTCTCGATGAACTTAAATCTAATATTGGTCCCTCTTGTGGTAGGTCTTTTAGGTTTTCATATGTATGATAAAAATTAGGTGCAAAATAATCACCTAAAGTAAGCATATTTGTATTTTTATCTCTACTTAAATTTATGTCAGCCTCTGTCTCTATCACTTTTTTTGTATCATAAGCGGTAGTTGGTTTGTCCCTAGGTGTTTTTGGCCTGAATTTTAATAATCTATACGCTAAAGAACCAACTTCTAAAAGATTTTCGGCTATACCACTATCAGTTTCTTCAGTACTAGCATAATATTTTTTATAACCATTTTTAATTTCTTCTATTAATGAATCACTACTAAAATCTATTTCTCTTGCTGTTAAATCAGTGTCTTTTACTAAAACAGCTCCACTTCCGTCATTATTATGTGGGTTTGCTGATATTTTTATATCTTTAGCACTATCAACCCTATCATTTAAATAAATTGGGCCTGTTAGTGTTAATACATTTTTAGCTGTAACGTATTGGAAATAGCTATTCCATATTTGTGATTGTTTATCTACAAGAGCTGGTGTACCACCAATAGCCGCGGTAGCCGAAACTTTCCACTCATCAAATTTTTGTGTTTTAAGTTTATTGGTTAAAACTCTTTTTATTTCTGTTATAATAAAATCTTTCTTTGCTGTTGTAATATCATTTTGTAACCATTCTAGGGTCGTATTTACCCCGCCATCTAATTTAAGGGTTGTCATCAAATTTAAAGCATCAACATAACCCCAATCTTTCATTCTTTTTGTGGTAGCGGGAACTATTTTTCTTTTAAAAGAATCTGTATCTTTCCCTTGTGAACCGTAGGTAAATCCTTCACCACCATATCTACCTAATTGGTTATTTGCAGCAATATTTTGTAATACTTTTGGGTTTTCTGCTAATCTTTGTGGTTTAATAGAATACTTATTACCAGTGTTAGAATATCCATTACTAGCCCCATTACCATTAGTTAATGTTTCTACACCCCAACCATTTTTAAAACCTAATTGTGATTTCCAAACACTTAAACTATTAATCATAGTGTAGTCACCAATAATAAAAGCATTTTCACCCATTACTTTATAGATTGAATCAGCCCAAGAAGCTTGGTCACTACTACCGTTTTGTATTTTTAACCATCTATTTGGTGATTCTACTACACCAAATGCGTGAGTTTCGTAGGGTGTGATTGGGGCAAAATTATCATAACCAGGTAAATTTTCTAATTGTAATTCTAAAACAGCTAATTCACCTTTTAATTTTGTTAAAGCTTTAATAAACGATTCAACAAATATTACTTCAGGCCAACTAACAAATTCGGGATTTTCCCCTGGGTATGTTTCTTTATCCCCAACTTCACTATCAGAACCTTGTTTCTTTTCATAATATGTTGGCCAAGGATATACTTTGTTTTTTTGTTTATCGTTCTCTTCATCAGATAATTCAGCACCATTATTTTGGGTACCTTTTAAATCTAAAATTTGTTGGAGCCCAGTTTTATCTAGGCCAATATTCACATTATTTTCTTGGTGATATTTTTCTGCGTCACGAGAAGTTCTTAATAGTAATTCTAGAAATACCTCAACGTTTGTTAGAATTATAGCAAAAACATTACTAATTGTAGGTAAAAAACCTAACGTGGTCACAACTTCTTTGTTTAAGAAATTTTTAGTATTATCTTTTTCAATTATATATTTTTTATTAAGTTCTACACTAGCAACATCAATAGGTTTTAATAAACTTTCATATATATCAATATAATAATCTCTTAAACCATCAACTATATTTATTGGTGTACCGAAAAATCCAGAAGCATTAGTTTTAATTGTATCCCAAGAAAGTATTGGTGGTCCATCAATAGCATTATTTGTGTAATAACTATTTACGGAATTATATTTTGCACCTATAGTACCACCTAATTGAGAGTTTTCCCCTGTACCAAAATAAGTTTCAACTACTTTTTTAAGTTCAACTAATACTGGATTATCATCTGATGCACTAACGTTGGGTAATTTTAAATATAATGTGTTTTTTTGGTTTGTAGTATTGGGACTAATTCTATACCCACCATTGGGGGAATTAGCTATTTTTTCTAAAAATTTTTGTCTAAATTCTAAAACTGATTCTCGTAACCCCTTTAACTCATTTTTGGTTTTATTAATTTTACCTAAATTGGTTACTTGTGTAGAATTTTTTAATTCACTTGTTCTTGATTCTAGTTTTTTAGAGGATTTAATTAAATCATAAACGTTTATAGGTTTTGTAGCATCAGTGAATGACGTTTGGTCTATTAATGGTGTTTCTACATTATTAACCAAAACTTTTTTATCCATTAATAATTTCCATTTTTCAGCCAAAATATCTTTACCATTATGTGGTTTTTCCATAAATCCAGCTGCCATAACATATCCCATAGGGATATCCGCTAAGAATGCATAAGTATAACCCACAAATTCTGCTTTCGATTCAAAGTTACCTGTGTCCGAATTAAATTTTGTATTAAATTTAGTTAAAGCTAATGTGTATGTAACTGGTCTACCATAATATCCTTTTACTGTTAATTCAAAAACAGGGTAAGGTAAGTGAAAAAAGACTGCGTAAGGTGAACAGGGTCCTTGTTCAAATAAAGCTGCTCCACGAACATCCACAAAATCAATTACAATTTGTGGCATGAAACTAGATTTAAATTCTATATTAATATTTGTGATACCAAATGAACCTAAATCTTCACCAAAGTTTAAGTTACCACCCCCAATGTTAGTCCAACTAGTATCAATACTATCTTTACCTGTTGGGTATGTGAAGTTAGTTTCTGATTTTACATTTCTTTGTTCTACAATATTAGTAACTTGGTCATTAGCGTCATCAAATGTTAAGATACTTCTACCTTTAGACCTAGCAACTAGTTTTACATACATCACCAAGTCTTCGTGATTAACTATTTCATCTGTTGGGTTTGGGTCAACGTATCTAATTCCGTTACCCATATCTTGAACTTTTGGTTGTGGTCCTTGATTAAGTGCCATAAAAAACTTATTATTTATCCGTATAATCTTTTATATCTCTCTACTTGAGATTGGTATTCCTCTAATGATTTGTTTAAAGGAAATGGTACTATTATAACTGTATTTTCAGGAATGTCAAACTCTAAACCACCGAATTCTGGATTAGCTTGTAATATCAACCAACCATGGAAGGGATTCCCATAATAAGTTTGACTTATTTTATCAAATCTTGTTTTATTATCCGTAACAATTCTTTTGTCTGATGGTTTTACAGGTATTTTTATAAACGGTAAGGTTGTTACCATACCGTCTTTCCTGAAATCTCTATATCTATCGTAGTATATTGCCATATTTTAAAATTTTATGCTGTTAATTCAGCCCATGTTTTAGGTACAGTACCTTTACAGAATACTTTTTTTACCACATTATAGAATCCTGTGTTTGTATAAAAACCACTATTTCCAGATGATTCTACAAAGAAGAAATTGAAACCGTTATCCCCGTTACAGTATACCCTAAGAGGGTTGTTTATTGTACTATATACTTTATTATTATCAGGGTTTTTAAATGAACCACCAATAAAAATTTCTTTTCCGTTTGTGGTAGTTTGTAAATAAACTTTTTGTCCTTTTTCTACCTTTAACTTATTAACACCGGCAGGTGCGGCATTTGTTCCACCACCTTTTTTCCATGTTAATATTTGTGTATATTGCATTGTATATACACCAGTCTTTTTATCAAATCCAGGGAATGTATTTCCTTTCACACCATCATTTTCTGCTGTTGAGCTATCAGCTATTTCTTCTTCTTTTTTAGTGAACTCTTGGTCAACTTTAGTTTGTTCAGCAACTGTTGATTGTGCCTCTTTACCAGCTACTTGTTGGTCCGCTTGTTGTGCATCAGCTGTAGCTTTTGCTTTATCATTTGGTACCGTATCTGTACTAGAATTTGATGTAGACCCATTAGAGTCATTATTAGATAAACTTGTTGATGTTGATTGTCTAGGTGTCATGAAAGCACCGTATTCAATAGAACCATTAGCTCCTGCAGGTGTTTGTACTGTAAATTCAGTTTCTTGTCCTGTAAGTGGGTCAACCCTTTTTGTTACATATTTACCAACCGATTTAGAAATTACTCTTGGGTTATATAAGGCCGTATTAGCAAAGAAGTTAAATCCTACTGCATTTTGTAATTGTGATATAGGTCCACCTAGTGAAGAACCACCAATAAATTTAAAACTTAAATCAGCTTTACATAACATTGGTTGTACACCAATACCTTCAGGATTTAAATCCCATTGTAATGGGTCAAAAGTTAAATTAACTGAATCTATAATAATTTTGGTATGATAAAAATCACCAATTCTTAAAACACAAACAGGTGGTTTACCAAATGCTAAATTACTAGGTTCACCTACAGCAATGTTAGGTCCTTGTCTTGTACATTGTTTTAAGAATGTTAATCTAGCATTAAAACCTTCAGGTGTCATTGAGTGAAATGCTGGGTGGAAATATTTTAATTTCTGTGTTAATGTTTCATAAATAAATGAATCATCTTGTTTCATTTTTTCAAAATAAGAACATTCCCAAGCCATGTATCTAGAAGCTTTCGCTGCTAACGCTGCAGCTAATTCAGCTTCACGTTGTCTTTCTATTTTTTCTTTACTAGCGGGTATTGTGGTTTCAACATCTCTAACAGTAACTACTGTTTGTTCTGTTTGCTCTGTTATTGGTGGTTGTGCCGCACCAATTAAAGTATCATCAATTTCTTTATTATATTCTAAAGTAACTAGTGTTGTTCTATTTCTTATAGCTTGTGGTACACTTGTTTGTGAATCACCAAAAGTTCTATTATCATCTTTTTGTTCCGTTTTTTGTCCAGTACCATCATCATAAGATACTGATAAACTAGAATCGGTTTCACCAACAGCTAAAACTTCCCATCTTAAATTACTATCTCGCCATTCTTTTTCCGTTGGGTATGTTTTTTGTGAACCTAAATTTTCTGCTTTAACAACACCAACAGCTGTTTCTACAGCGTAAAGTGTGTTTAATAAATAATCTTTTGTTGAATTAGCACGTTTTTGAGCTAATTTTTCATTACTTTTACCACCTGAAGTTGGTCCTGCATCACTTGTTTTACCAATAATTTTAATTTTATATCTTTTACCGTCAGGTGTTAATAAGAAATCAACTAAAGTATTTAAATTGTCTAAAGCTTGTTGGTTTAAAGTTTCTATATCAGTTTGTGTACTAGATGTAAAAGCAGGGTTAGGTATAAACTGACCAGGATTATTCGGGTTAGGTATGGTAGGTGGTGGTGTACCTGAACTACCTCTTAAATAACCATTAGGCCAAAGTTTAGTATATTGAGATAAATAATTGGGTGGTTTTTCATCAGCATTAGAACCTAATTCAGTTGTTAAGTTTGTACCAACAGAATCTAATTCAAATCTTCTAGCATTCCTAAAATAAAATTGTAACTTAGTTACTGGTGGTGGTTCAGGGTCACAAACTTCAGGGTTATCTTTAGTTACATCAGTTTTAGTTGTTGTTGTTTCTGTAACTTGTTGTACCTTTGTTTCATCTTCAACTGCTTTAGGTACAATTGACGTAAAGGCTTCTATTGGATTTTCACATCCAGCGAAATATCTAAATAAAGCTTCTTCCCCCTTTTGTTTTATTTCAGTCATTGCCATTGAGTGGTCAATAATCAAGGTAAAACTAAGGGTACCACTTCTTTCGGTATTATTGTAAGTGTACACAGGTTCACCTCTACCAATAAAACTTGTTGCTTCCCAATTGGCACTAGAGTTATCGGTAAAACTAATATCATAGGGTGGGAACCACATTATACGTCCACCGTTAGGTCCTACCTCACAAGGAGCAACATGTAATATATGTTCACTATTTTGCCAAGCTAAATTTTCAATAGACAACATGTATTTTTGAATTTGTGGATTTCCTAATTTTAATACACCAGATTCTAAATTATTTTCACTACCATCAGTGCTGAAACTTCTAGATTTAAAATCCCCAACATATGGTGCTATTTTAACAAAACCATTATTATCTAATACACTTAAATTTAAATCTTCTCTTGTTAAACTTCTTGTATTACCAGAAGAATCAACACCACCTCCGTGTCTAATTAAATCACTAACTTTTCTGTATGGATTTCTTACAGACCAAGAACGACAATAAAAATTGTTTTCTGCATCAGTAACGGTGTTACCCATAGAGTAATTATTATGTCTACCACTTTTTGCATCAAAATTTGAGGCGTCGTTTGTTGCACCGACAAATCTTGCTTTATCTTTATAATCTTTTGTATTTCTAGAATTATTAATTAAATCTTGTGTGTATTTTAAAATACCTTTTTTAAATGGGTTGTTGGTGTGACTACCCCAATACATTCCCCTATCATAAGATATACCACTATTTTTAGAACCATTTATTTCTCCTGGGTAAAATTCATCACCAACATTCATAGGTATTTTTGTACCTATAGGTCCATCGGGTCCATTATCAGGAATAGTTAGACTTAATCCAATACCAGGTATCTCTATTTTAGTTATGGGTCCCTGTGTTTGCCAAGTATCTATATTTTGACCATTCCATAATGTATCAAATTCAGCCTGTGCGTTTTCTTGGATATTGTCTAATGTGATTGATGGGTTTTCTGTTTCTGTGGGTGGTGTATTTCCTTCTATACCAACCCCGTTATTAACCCCACCATTTAAAGCGTCAACCGCTTTTCCTACAGCCTGATTTATTTTATCTATTAAAGGAATTCCTAACGCTTGTCCTAATGTTGTACTAGCGGGTGATAAATAATTATTTTTTTGTGCAGCTTGTCCTGCTCCAAAAGTATTTGCTAAGAAACCTTTTGGTTCACTTAATGTAGGTCCGTATTTATTTCTAGCTACAGCGTTATAGATTAAAGTTTTTGTACCAGAACCAGTAGAGTCCATTAAATCGGAATACGAAACTGGGTTATCTAAATCTCCGTAGGAACCAAAGGCACCTGACGGTATTGGACTATTCGGTATTGTTACATCTGCTGCATCACTAAAAAATTCAAATACCTTACCTAAAACTGTCGGTCTTGTTGTGATTTTATAATCTCTAAGGATTAAATCTTCTCCCGCTAATAATCCAAAAGGGTCTAAATTTAATTTACCTAAAATATTATCTTGAGCTTTAAGTTTAAGTCTATTAATAGCTTCTTCTTTTCTTCTATCTTTCGCAATATCATTTAAGTCTGAAGGAAAATTAATTGCCGCTCCAGGTCCTAAACCTGCTAATTGGTCACTTAATAAAATTGATTTAAGGTCGTCTCCACCTGAAGAAGTAGGGTATTGTAAGAAACCTGTGTTTTCAGGTATTAAACCTGGTTCATTATAGGCCTCGATTGTCGGTGGCCCATAGTTATTACCTGATAATAAATTAATATCTCTAACTTCGTGAAGTGAAGTGGAAAAATTACCCTCCACCAACCACTCATCAATATCACCGGGATTCGATATACTTGTATAATTAATGGATTTCTCCAAACCTTTTTCAGCATAGTCACTACTAAAGTTACCTGCCGCACCGTTAATTAATTCAGGTGGTAAGTCAGGTAAATTTTTACTAAAAAGATAATCTCTAAAACTTTCTGCTGTCGTAACACCAATAAAATCGGTGGCGAAAAAATCTATATTATAATCATTTGGGTTTATCGCGTTTGGCATACCTTTAAACTTTTTTATATAAATATTTACATATTTAAATTTACTTACTAATTTTAGCGCATATCAGCTTTAATTAAAAATAAGTATTAATAATAAATAATAAATGCTTATATATTAATTAGGATTTGCCGCCCTTTTTACCTTTACCGGTAGATTCCCAAATAAGGTTTTTAAGTTTGGAAACAAATACAGGGTCGTTAACCCAATCAGTACCTCTACTAACCCCACTCCCTCCTTTAAGATTAATAGTACCTTTAACATCGATATCACCAAATTCAATTTTAATACCACCAAACAAACTAACTAAAGAAAGCATTGAAGCCAAATCTTTAATAGCCTCAATCTTATCCAAATCAACACGATTTATTGCCCTTATGGAAGATGACATACCAGAAAGGTCTAATCCTTTAAGTGCTGCAAGACTATGTGTTAAATCTTTAAAGGCACTCCCACCAAACCACCAAGCGGCACCTAACGCGAATAAAGAAACTGATAAAGCAAATATACCAACAGACGCTAACATTAAGGCCGGACCAAACATAAATAACGGACCAATTAATGAAGGTAATTGTGAAAGTGAAGATAAGAACATTTCCATTCCAGGTGCTACCATTTGTAGAGCTGTCCCGAATAACATCAAAGCTAAACTCAAAACGGCAATTGCTACAGCACCTAATAAAATAGGTACAAGAGCCACACCCATTAAAAATGCTGCTAACGCAAAAGCACCAAGGGCTAATGCGGCACCTAACATAGTACCCACACCCACACCAGCGAGTAATGACATCGCGTAAGCAAACGGTATCAACGCAATACCTAAGGCTAATATAGCTACAGACCCCAATAATATATTTGTACTTGCTTTACTCATTATCTGACCGACAACGTATAAAGCTCCAGATAAAACAAGTAGACTAACTGCGGCTAAAGCTAATGTTTGCCACCCATTTTGTAACTTTTCAAACTCCTGTAACGCTTTAGCGAATACAAATAAAGCTGCTGATAAGATTAATATAGCTGCGGCTCCTTTTAACATGTTTGTTGCCGATTTTCCCGTTGAATCACCCATTTGACTAGCCTTACCTGCTTGACCAGACTGACCTCCACCTAATGGTTGAGTCCCACCTTTAGTACTAATCATTTTTCCTTGTGGGCTATCAGCGTTGTACATTTTACCTGATTTAGCTTTAACCATATTACCACCAGCACCACTTTGTGCACCACTTTTAGCTGCACCCGCGGCACCTAAAGGTCCTTTAGCAACACCTGCATTAAAACCACGAGCTAACATTCTACCCTTCAACAACCAAGCTAATGGGGAAAGAATTGCTGATAATATTGGTGCCACTTTAGCAAATACCAATAGACCTAAAGCTAGTTTAAGTAACCAAGGGTTTTTAATTAAAGAATCAACCCATGAACCAAGTTTCTTTAACAAAGATTCCAACATAGGTCTAAGACTATCGTCAAATTTAACTATTGCTGGCATTAATTTATCTAACAATGCATTTAAATTATTCACTAATAAATCTTGTGAAGTTTGTCTTGATATTGCTCTTTCTTTTTCAGTTTCTTTTTCCGCGGTTAATTTATCCGCTATAGCTTGTTGGTCTGTTGCACTTAAATCTTTTAAATATTGTTTATGACCCTTCTCATCAAAAAGGAAAGCCTGACCTTTACTGTCAAGTTCCATTATCCCCGACAAGAATTCCTTATCATCACCAGAAATTTTAATTAGGTTACCAAACATATTCATCTTAGCTGTTTGTTTAGCAGTCCCAGCTAATTCTTCCACAGAGATACCTGTTGCTTCAGACGCCTCTCTTAACCTATCCATTTGATAAGCACTAACTTTAAAACTTTTGGAAACATCGTCCCATTGTGCAGCTTCCGCAGCACCTTTTGTGATAGTCTTTATAAATTCTTCAGGGTTATTTCTTGCCTGACCCATTAACTGAAAAGCATCACCCATTTGAGCCATACTACCACCTAACACCTGTAAATTAGCTGCCGCATCAATAGCACCTTCAGGTCTCATTACCTTTTCAGCGAAACCAGCTGCAGCTTCTAACGACAATTTATATTTTTCTGAATATCTAGCCATTTTAGCTAAACCATTAATACCATTTTTAAAACTAAGTTTATTTAAAAGACCCACATTCTGTGTAATCTTTTTCATCACGTTTTTGGTATTAAGTCCTAACTTATTTGTTCTTTGTACAATATTACTTATTGCTTGTGACGAGGCTTGTGCCCCCATACCGAAAGAATCCATCTGACCAACTAAACCAGCCATTTCTTCTTCAGCCATTCCAGTTGTCTTAGCTAAAGCAGCCATTTGTACCAATGTCTTTTCGGTTAACATCACTTGTCTACCTGTAGCGTCAGCAAAAGATTCTTGCATTTGACCAGCTTTCTCAAGTTCAACACCCATCGCGGTTAAACTAGACTGTGATTTTGCCACAACCATTCTAAACTGGTTCATTCTAGTGGTGGACATACCGATGTTGATAGCTGCTTCTCTAGAAGACCTATCCATTCTGTTGTACCTATCTAGAATATTGTCAAAACCTTTTGACAATTTGTCCATACCCCATTTACCAATGGCTTTACCACCAGCTTTTAATAGGACACTAGTTTTAGCTAATTCTTTGTTTAATTCTCTAGTATAATCAACTTGTTTTTGTAGTTCAGCTGCTTCAGCTTTAGCTTCCTTAGAACCTTCAGCTAATAACTCATTAATTCTTTTCTGTGTATCTCGTATCTGTTTAGCATTTTCAGAAACAGTTTTTTGAGCATCACCATATGTTGACCAACTTTCGGTTTGTTGTTTAATAACCTTGGCTATTTGCCTTTGGGTATCGTAGTATTCTTTGGCGTCTTTTTTATTTTGCCCAAAATTTTCGTCAGCCATTTAAAACTTATTTTAAAATTTCACTCCAAGTGTTATTAATTTTATTTGAAACTTCTGTTTGTGAAGGATAATATAAGATAATAAATTTACTATCTGTTTTAGATTTTTTGATTTTCATATCACCACCCCTAATAACTTCTGTTAATAAATTAGTTAATTTAGTATTATTTTTAATGGTTATAACACCTTTAGTTACTTTACCGTCCTTAGTGTATTCGATGTTTAAATTGGACTTACCTTTTTTATCACTATAAGTTTTATCGTTAGAATAACCAGGTAATACATTTAAATCATTTTGATTTATTTTACCGTCCTCCCCTTCTTTAAAGAAAGCTGACGCTTCAACTAAAACAGCATCAATAAGTTGTTTTTTAGAACCTTTTGAACCCCCCACCTCACGAGATTCAACGTCTTCTTGACCTTCATCAATAGTTTGTAATCCACCAGGTAATATTTTTAATAAAAGATAATCGGGTTTAACTGTTTTACCACCATTTGTATCATCTTCTTCTTTTAACATTTCCATTAAAATATTTGAAAGTGTTAACTTAGATTCAGTTTTAGTACCGTAAAAATTATTCCAGTACTGATTTACCTTGTCTTCATCATAAGAAATACTATAAGAACGTTTTTTACCATCAGGCCCCTTTACAGGTACAGCAAACCATTTTTTAACTGCCACCATAAATTCTCTAACGTTCTTATCTAAATTGTCTAAGGTCTGACCCCCCACAACTTTACCAGGAAAAACTAAATTCCATCTTTTATATTTGTCTTTGTTTTTTTCATCTTCAGATAAAGTATAATTTTCTTCGACATTTTGTTTTGTAAATTGAATATTAAATTCAGGGAAAACTTTTGATAAGTTTTTTAAAAAGTTATTTGGAAATGACTTTCTTAAATTAGAAACCATCATACTGTAAGAATCCCTACCAGACTTTTCCCTAAACTCTTTTAAATCTTCTTTACTAGCATTACCCTTTTGTACTTCTCTTTGTAGTTTAGAATATTCTTTAGCCATTTCAGGGTCTTTAAAACCATCACCATAAACAACAGCTCCATCGTATTTACCAAAACCTTTTAGTAATAATCTAAAAATTTCATTTCTATTTTTACCTGAAGCGATTTCTTCTGGAATTGGAATTTCTTTTTCTGTTTCCTCCCCCTCTGTTTCTTCATTACCTTCTCCTGATAAAATAACGTCTGAATCTACTTGTACTTTATAAGTAACACCTTCTTCTAACATTCTTTTATAGTTTTCACCTTTTTTACCTGGTGGTAACTTACCGGCATCACCACCTAAAGTTCTTTCTATTTCTTTAGGGTCTATAAAAATAATTGCCGGACCTAATTTTGTTTCTAATATTAATTTACCATTACTATTTGGGTTAGAAACTTTTGCTCTAGTATCAATTCTATCGGCTTCTACTGCTTTATCATTTATTGATAGAGTAACATAACTTTTTTCACCCCATTTATTTTCTTTAGGCCAAAGAAGTGAAAATTTAAAACCAAAAGGTGCTGCCATTAATTGAGCAACAGTTTTTTGTTTACCCAAATCATCAACGTCAAAACCTAAAGACCTTAGATTTTGTTTAACAACATCCATGTTTGAGTACCCTTCACCAGCACTTGTAGCAACGTTTTTTTCAATACCAGGTACCTTTACTCTTTTTTCGGTAATCATTTCATTTTTATATGCACTAAAATTCAGGCCTTTTGAGCCTGAATTTACCTCTTGTTTATAATCTTCAAGTATTTCTTTTATACTTCTAGGCATTTTGATTTCTTTTTATTGATAAATATGCCTTAATTTTGTTTTATCTTTTTTTGCTTTGAGCATTTTTATACTGTTTTTGTTGTTCTTCCATTTCTTTTTGCCAAAGGTCAACATAGATTCTCCTTTCCCAAACAGGCATTTTTAAAATTTCTGAATAACTAAAACGCATATGTTTAACCATATAATAGATTACCTCTATTAGGTTTTTTCTATACTCTAGCGTTAGGCCAAAAAAAGTTGAGTCCAATGTTAAAGGGACTACGAAATGGACCAGATGGTCCCTCCACGTCCACCTCCAGTTCTATTCCTGGCTCAATTTCGTCTGAATATTCTCTAAACTTTAGAGAATCAAAAGCTGGCATAACTTCAATAAACTTAGCAAGGAAAGCAGGGTCTCTGTTACCGTCAATTTCTTTAATTTGTGCCTGTAATCTATATGTTAAAGCGTTACTAATTAAAGATTTTGTTGCTTTGTTTCTTTGGTCTGTTTTTTTACTGATAGAAGATTCATCAGAAACAGTTAACAATTTAAATTTAATTTTCTTTTTACTTCTAGGTAAGAAAAAGTCAAACTCACCATTTTCATCTGGTTCAGCAGTTAATTCTTTTGTACCTAAAGCAGACAAATCAATTTCTGTTTCAAATTCATCACCTGTTTCAGGGTCCATCATTTTAACTGGATACATTTCACCATATCCTGTGGCTCTTAACCAAATCATAATGGAGTTTCTATCACCAACTAACATTTGGTCTAAAGAGATTTCTGTACTTTTAATTTTCTTTTGTAGAAGAATATCTAAAACTTTACCACTTTTAATTAAGTTTGGTGAAGTTAAAATATTCTCATCGGAAGCAGTAAGATATTCTACCCTAACCGTAGATGGTCTACCTGGGTACAATAATCCTTTTGATGGTAACTCTAGTACATCGAATGGAGCATCAAAATTAAATTCGTTTTCTTGATTTGACATTTTAAAAACTTTTTTTTATATTTTATATTATTTTATATTTTAATCTTAAACCCTTTATTAACAAAGTAAAGATTTATTCATTTCTCTATAAATAGAAAAAGTTTTAATTTTTTTTCAACAAAAATTTTGCCAAAGTAAAAACATAACGTATATTTGCTTTATAATTAAAAAACACACTATGGAAGATAGAAAATTACAAAGATTAAAAGAAGTATTATCAGTACCTACATACTCAGGTGATGAGGAGTTGATGATTACTTACTTACAAAATGTCTTGACAGAAAAAGGTTTTGAGCATTACACAGATAAAATCGGTAATATCTATGTTACTAAAGGTAAAGCTGAATGGTACCCTTGTTTTGTATCACACACGGATACTGTCCACAAAGTTAACCCAAACTTTAAAGTAGTTCAATTAGAAGAAAACGGTAGAGTTATTCTTACTGGTATCGATAAAGAAACTATGAAACCATCCGGTATTGGTGGTGATGATAAGTGTGGTGTTTATCTTTGTCTTGAAATGTTGGATACATTGGACAACGTTAAAGCAGCATTCTTTGTATCGGAAGAAGTAGGTTGTGTTGGTTCACGCCAAGCTGACCCTGAGTTCTTTAAAAATGTTGGTTACGCTATTCAGTATGATTCACCTGAAGGAGACTCAATGAGTATGACACTTATGGGTAAACAACTTTTTGGTAAAAAATCTGAATTTGGCTCAAAAGTAGGTGGTCTTATCACTGAACACGGTATCACACATTGGGAACGTCACCCTTATACTGATATTTGGCCTTTGATGGAGAAGTTTGGTTTCTCGTGTTTGAACTTGGCAGCAGGTTATCACCGTTACCACACAGCAAATGAGTATGTTGTTATTGACGAGGTTCAAAATGGTTTTGAATTAGGTCTTAAACTTCATAAAACTCTTGGTGAAAACTTCTACGAAAGAGTTGAAGACCCAATTGTTAGTTACGTATCAACTTCTTGGGCTCCTGTGAAGAAAGAAAATACTAAAACTATTCTAACAGAAAAAGAAGACTTGTTTTACGATGAGGATAATGATGACAATGACTTAGATTATCATTACAAGGATGATGAAGATTTTTCTGACCTATGGGATTATGATGAATTTAATGGAGGTTATTCAATCGTAAATTACGGAACAGATAATGAAGAGTATTTCAGATATGATTATTAAAAAAAAGGGACCCAAAAGGGTCTTTTTTTTTATCATTAAATATTTATAAATATGGACGTTATTTATATAGACAATTTTTTATCTGATGAAGTTTTAAAAACTTGCCAAGACTACATTGATAATTTTTATGGACAAGGTATTATTGGTGATAAAAATTTTGTTAATAATTTTTGGGAAGAAAATAAAGAAAAAATACAAAATATAAATTCTGATTGGATTGGTCTATATAATAATGTAACAAAGACAAATAACTCAGAACCGGTAAATAAACATTTAGATAAAAAAATACGTAATGAAAAATATAAAATGTTTATTTATTTAAATGAAGTACCAAATGGAGGTACTATTTTCTTTGATGGTGCTGATGAACAATTAGTTGAAAATAAATTAAACCGTTTAGTAATATTCAATATAGGTTTATATCATAAAAGTCAAAATTTTTTAGTAGGAGATAATACTTTTAATAAAAAATTAATTGGTTTTAGGATAATAAGTAAATAAAAATACCCCTTTCATATAAAAATTTATAAAAGGGGTATAATTTATGTTCAATAAAGAAATATCAGAATACACTAATTGCTCTGTCAAATCTTAAAGTAACAGAGATATCAGCGATATCTGATGAAGAGTAATCCAAATCACCAAAGTTAGCTGAAGTAATCATTGTACCTTGTAGAATCCACTTTTCGATAACAACTCCTGTTGGGTCTAACAACTCCAACTCTACATCTTTCTTGTAACCAGCTGCGTAACCTTGTCTACCTGTAACAGATTCAGAGTGAAGGCGAACCCACTCCATAAGTGCTTGAGTAGCTGAAGGACCGATTGGGTCACGGAAAGTAACATCGATTGTTTCCCAAGTAAATCTACCAATTACAAAAGTAGAAGTATTTAAGAATTGAATCTCAGTTTCTTCTGCTGTATAAGTCGGTCTAGCACCTGTTGATACAAACCATTCTTGGATACCCAATGGTGTAGGGAATCTAAATATAAACCTATTCTTTTTCTTTGGTTCGTAAGGAACAGGCATTCTCATTAACAAATCTGCCATAGTTTAATTTTTTTTTAATTTTTTGTTATGTTTAATTATAAATATGCTGATAAAATATTTTATTTTTATTTCATCAACTTTTTTATTCTATTTAATTCTTCTTTTAAAGGTGAATTAGATTCTAAAAATTTATAGTCATCTGACTTTGTTTTCTTATATTTGGTACCACCACCTGTTTTACATCCATATTTTTTACATTTTTGTAATACAGCTTCCTTGTCGTACGGTAATTTAGTACCCCCAACGCTGTAATACATTGCACTTAACATAGCCATAAATTGTGGTAAATTTTTCATAAACTGATTTTGGTCAAAACCAGCTTGTTCAGCGGAACCACTTAATTCATTAATTAAATCAACTCTACCATTTAAAGATTCACCTGCCAATCCCATAGCTTGTCCTTCAGCACCTGGTCTAACAGATTTAGCTTTTTGTCTTTTACCAATACCAAACTCAGGGAATGATTTTTGTAAATTTTTAATAAAACTACCAATACCTTTTCTTGTATTCCTAACCCATTTTATTAAACCTAAATTTTCTGTACTACGTACTTTAGCTAACCACGCACCAAGATTAATATCTCTAGTAAGTGAATTATCTTTTTTAAGTTTATTATAAAAAGCTGTTAAATATTTTTCAGGGTCATATTTACCTTGGTTTAGAGCGGCATCTAAAAACCCACTAGGGATTACTGTTCCTTTTTTAATGTACATGTTTGACCAAAAATCTTTTCCTTCAGGTAAGAAGTTACTAGCCAAATAAGCTAATTGCATATTTCTGTTACCTTGTAAGAAATCAGTTGGTACCATAGGTTCTACAATTGGTTCGTCACCTTGTATTGGTTCATCACCACCTTTAATAGGTTTGTCCTCACCTCTGCCAACGTCTTCTCCACCTTGACCACCTTCACCTTCAGTACCACATGCAATTAAATACATACCTTTAATACCTTCAGGTTTATTAACTTGTACAGATAGATATCTACCTTTATTTATTCCAGAAGCATTTTCCTCAAGTGTGAATCCACCCAATACTTTTAAATCATAATCAGTATCTCCAGCAGCTTCACTACCTTTAATAATCATACCTTCAAATGTCTGACCGTCTTTTTTTGTTTGTATTTTTTTATTTACTAACTTACCGTAGAAATAAATGTAATCACCATTACCTAAAGTAACTTTTTTACCATTTAAAACTAAATAACAAGCTTTAGGAACTGGTGCTGGTGGGTTATCCACTAATGGTCCATAAGGTCCTTGTTGAAAACTAGTATCTTTAACAGTTTTAATAGGGGCATCTATACCATCGACACTTACAGTAGTTCCTTGTTCCGCTTTCGCGTCAGTACTATTTTTACTTACTTGGTCTTTAGCTAAACCACCAATTTCTGATTTAACTTTAACTTTTGTTGTAATACCATCTTTTTCTAAACCTTGTTTTACTAATTTCAAAACAGAGTCAATAGTTTTCTGATTATGTGTTTCAGCACAAGGTCCTCCCTTACAATCATTACTGTCAGGAACACCATCATTGTCAGAATCAGCATTACCATCAGTATTAGATTTATCAGAATGGAATTTTAATGTGATAGATTTAACTTGTTTCCCACCTAAGTCTGGGTCTTTGTTAACATCTTTTATTGTTTTAATAATATTGTCAGCAACTTGTTGTACTTGGTCAGGTTTTAAATCGGTAACTCCGTGGTCCCTTTCTATTACACCAACGGTACTACCATCGGAACCAACCTTAACTTTAACTATACCACCATCAGGATTAACCTTAACATGTACTTGATTATCTAAAGTACTATCAGAAGCGTTTTTAACTACACTATCAGAAACATCTACATTACCGTCATCAACTTGTTTTGTAGTAGTTTTAGTATGTGAACCAATAGCTCCTGTTACATAAGCCATAGCACCTATAGCAATAACACCAACTAAAACTTTACCAACTACAGTATCACGTAAAAAATCTCCCAATTTACCAATAATAGATTGTCCTTTACTACCTCTAAGAACTTCCTCAACACAAGATTTAATTTGTTTCTGCATCCAAACCTTTTTAGCTTCCTCACTCTTGTCGGTTTTATCGGTACCATAAACTTCCCAATCAGCTTCTTTTCTTTCGATACATATTTGAGTAGCATCAGCTACAGCTTTTTGAGATTGTTGTATTGCTTGTTGTTGTTGTGCTGTTAAATTTTTCCCTGTATTTTGTTGAGCTTGTTTATTAGCAGTTCCCCATAAATTTTTCCATGAATCTCTTAAACTAGACATGAAACTTTCTTCCATTAATCTTCTTTCACCTTCAGAAATAATTTTTTTACCACTATTCCTATCAATTAATGAAAGTTCTGTTAAAATAAAAGCTAGTTCTCTATATAAGTCTTCACCCTCAAGGGTAAGTATGTTGTATTCTAATTCATTGCTTTCTTTATTTTCAAACAAAAGAGTTAAAGCATTATCGTAATTAGGTTTTTTCATTTGACAAATTGTTTTATTATAAATATTCTTGTTTTAAGAAAAAAATAATAAAAGATAAAATATGACAGAATTTGATAAATATGCAATAAAGCATATGGGTATTGGCTCACAAACCCTACACGACTACCAAAATTTTCAATCAGCAATACCAAACGTGATTGGTTCAGTTACCCCAACAATTATTGAAGAACGTCAGATGAACGTTGCAGCAATGTCAGTATTCGATAGATTGATGATGGATAGAATTATTTGGTGTGCTGGTCCTGTTGATGATAGAATGGCTATCACGGTACAGGCACAACTTCTTTTCTTGTCACAACAAGACCCAAAGAAAACAATCACAATGCACATTGATAGTCCAGGTGGTTCTGTTAAATCAGGTCTCTCTATGGTTGACGTAATGAACTATATTGACACAAAAATCCAAACAATTAACACGGGTATGGCAGCTTCAATGGGTTCAGTCCTTTTAGGAGCGGGTACAAAAGGTATGAGAAGTTCTCTACGTTTTTCAAAAACAATGTTACACCAATCTAGTGGTGGTGCTGGGGGTAATATCCAAGACGCACGTATTACTATGATTGAATGGGAAAAAACAAACAAATTGTTGTTTGAACTTTTGGGTGAGTATTGTGGTAAAAAACCTTCACAAGTTGAAAAAGACGCTCAACGTGATTTATGGTTAAGCTCTGATGAAGCTTTGGAATATGGTATTATTGATGAGGTAATTGGTAAAGTCAAGAAAAAATAAAAAAGGGTCTTCGGACCCTTTTTTTATATTCTATTAATTTTTGTGTAAAGGTTTACCTTCATGACGCATTTTATCCAAGAACTGTTCAAAAATAAATAAAGTTTCTAAAAGAGTTAAATTATTTTTTTTAGCAAAAAGACCTAATGTTTCATAACCATCAACTATTGTTCTAGCTGAATCTTGTAAATAATTTTTACCACCTAAATGTCTTGTGGGTGAAAGGTAAGAATATACGTCTATAGCTAAGATTCGATATTTTTCTGAACCATCTATTGGATTAACTAAGTCATGTACCATGTTATTTAAGTCTTCAATATCTTCTAAAAAACTGGCGTGAGACATTTCAATCTCATGAATCCAATTGTACCACCATTTAATATCACGAGCAATATAAATACCTGGAGAATTTTTTCTATTAGATTCGTATTCACCAGTACCGTAAAAGAATTCCTTAAAGTTTTCTAATGGGTCTATTTGATTTGTCCATTCAAAATCTTCCATCTCTTCTTTAATTATTTTTTTAATAGAAATAAAAGATTCTTTTTTAACCTTTTTATCTTTAAAACTTGGTTCGGTATTAGATGTTACCCCCTTTAGTTCTTTGGGCTTTTTATCACTACCTTTTACATTTACAGTATAATCTCGTTTATCTTTAAAGATAATATCATGTGTTCCATCACCATTATCTTTAATTTCCATTTTTAATTTTGGTCCTTTTCCTGATTTGATTCTGTGTATCTGATTATCACCCAAGTATTCACCTTGTATGATTACGTCTTTACCATTTCTTTTTTTAGAAAATGGTTGTTCTTTAAAAAAATCATTTCTTAAACCTATAACTTCACAGTCACCACCGATAGTAGCACTAATTAAATCGTCATTGTATTGACCACCAGATTTACCACATTCACAAGTCTTCCACTTAGTATGTACTAATCTAACAACATCTTCACAAGTATTACATCTGATTAACTTCACTTTTTACTTCATTTTTACTGTAAGCATCACAATCACCATTTCTTGTACTTTTACAAGAAAATAAAATAGTGACACCTAATATTATTAAAATTAACCTCATTCTTTCTCAATAACTATTTTTTTATTCCCACCGTCAGATGTATCATATATAACAAAGTGTATTTCAGGATACATTTTAGATAATTCATCTTCCAGTAACTCAACCGTAGCTTTAACATTTCTAACATCATCATCAGAAAAACCAAAAGATACTTTTGTATATTCACCACTTTGGATTAATTTTTCTACGTTTTTAAACACCTTTTCTACAAAGTGAGCAATAGCCACTTTTTTAGAATTTTCAGGATTTGAAGCCCCACCTTTTACATTAAGGCCAAACCTATCACCAAACTCTTCAGAAGTAACAGGGTAAAACTCACCCATCTCATCTAAATATAAATCTATTAATTGTTTATTGTTTAATCCTTTTACTAAACTTTGTGGTAATTCTTTTTTGATATTATTAATCATCATCATTTTTTCATCATCACTTAATACCGTTTGAATGAAAAGTTTTACCCCCTCTTTTAATGTGTTTGGACTATGACCCCTAGCAGTATTAATTGCGAATGGGTTTGCGTATATTAATGATTCAATAAATTTTTTGTAACTTGGTGCAAAACTTTTATTATTAATAGCTTTTTTTGCGTCAATTAAAAAAGCCTCATTATTTGTAAAATCGGAAAATGAATCAGGGGTTGTTCTATAATTAGGGTCAGTTCTAAAATGAGCAAAATCTTCTGTGGAAACTCTTAATGGGACCCACTTACCGTTTTCATTCTTCTCCATTTTAACCTCTGTAGGCATCCTTAAAATGTTGTCATCCCAATCAAAAACATACATACGAATATTTTTTTCTTCTTTAAGATATTGTTGTAGTTTTATTTTTTGTGATTCTGTTAAAATAATTTTTTTCATATTTTTTAAAATATTTATGATATATAGATAAATATTGTTATATTTGATAAAAAATAGATAAAGTTATGACACTAGAAGATTTTAAAGAACAATTTAGACTAACCCCTGAACAGGAGATTGAGTACAAAAAGCAAAAAGAAAGTAATTTGCGTAAAAAAAATATTCTTGGTTTAATTACAAAACATTCTTTTGGTTTGTCTTTTGTCACCTTAACTATGTTAACTATGACACCAATGAACGTCACACTACCTTTTTTTATTGTTTTTTTATTGTCAGGTTTATTTTTCAATAACAAGTACCAATTGTACTCAGATATTGTACATGTAAATAACATGTCATTGGAAGACCATTATAAATTTTTTGAGGGACTTAACGGTGATAAATAAAAAAACCCCTTTAAAAGGGGTTTTTATAATTTTATAGTTCGGTTCCACTACCAGTAGATTTGTCATAACCACTTCTAGGTTTACCTCTTTCAATCCAATAACCCATTGTTTTATCTGGAGCCATAAGACCTTTATCCCAAGTAGCGTAAAGCATTCTACCCTTACTTTTTCCAATAAATATTAAATATTTATTAGCTGAGTTTTCACCATACTTACTTTCATCTCTTTTAATAGTGTTGTAAATTCTTTCAGCGTTTGAGTCCATAGAAATTATTTTTTGTCCTCTAGCCATAAGTTCTTCTGGTGTTTTAAAAATCATACCTTCTTCTAGTTCGTCTTCAGTAATTCCATAAGTTTCCATTATGTTTTTAATTTCTGCCATTCTAGATTCAGAAACTTTTCCATGAATGTTTTTCTTAACTTCAGGAGCTTGTTTCATTTTGTGTTTTTTAGATACAGGAGCTTTTTTCATTCCATCACCCATATCATCATTTTGTTCAGCTCCCATATTCATTTTATGTTTTTTGGCAGCGTCTTTAACTATCATCTTACCTTCTGTAGATTCCATTACAAAAGATTCCACAACTCTTTCTAGTTGTTCTTTTCTGATTTTATATCTAATCTTACTCATTTTATTTTTTTTTATTTGTTTCTGTAATTAATTAACTTATTAAAGTTATCCATATTTTCAGTTAAGAATGAAGGGTTAAAAGTTTTTGTAACTGATTCGGCTAAATCTTTAACTGATTCTTTAACCTTATCCTCACCCTCAACAGGATAAGTTTTACCATTAAATTCAAACTCAGTTTTACCTTCTTTTCTAGCTGTTTCTAATGCTCCTGAAAAAGCGTTACCCTCCTCAAGTTCGTCTTCTTTCATGTAACTACCTTCTTCCATTTGTGACCCACACCCAGACTCACAAAGACCTTCTTTAATTACTCCACCACACTCAGAACAAGTTTTATCTTCCATATAGTCTTCATTAGTATTAGCCTTGTTTTTTTCTGCTTCTTGATTCTTTTTATCAATATCTCTATGATACTCAGAAGGTGAATTTGGATTGTATTCTTGGTCCATTTTGTTCATAAATTCCTCACCACCTGGCATTGCGTAAATAGCGTCTTCGTCTCGAACATACTCTTTTAATGTAGATTCGATTAAGGTATTTAATTGTCTTTTTGTTATAATTTTTGACATAGTTTCTTTTTTATTATAAATATTAAAAAAAAGAGAAAAGGCCCGAAAGCCTTTTCTTTTTTATTTTTTATAGATTGTCGAATGACGCTCCTGTTGAAGTTACGTTGAACTCTAAGATTATGAATTCTAAAGCTGGTACAGGTTTTAAAAAGATTTTACCTCTTAATTCATTTCTGTCAATTTCTTCAGGGTCACTTGATAATTGAACTCTAAAGTCAGCCAAACCTCTTTCTCTCTTAATGTTTTCCAAGATTGGGTTAACAAGTGATAAGAATTGATTTCTTACGATTTGGTCGTTTTGTTCGAACAACAATCTTACTGCTACTGCTGAAATCAACTTTCTTGTTTGTAGTAACAATCTTCTGATGTTCAATCTATCAAGAGCTGAATCAGCTATTTGTAAGTTTTTGTTACCCCAAATTACAACTCCTTGGTCAGAGAATGTAGCCATTGGGTTAATTCTTCCTTCATATAAAGTATCTCTATCAGCTTCAGTCAATTTAACTCTAGCTTGAATAGCTGAAGTAAGACCCCTTGTGTAACCAGCTGAAGCGAACCAAGGGAATGATACGTTATCAGTTAAAGCGATGTTACGTACTACTTCATATGTAGGTGGTAACCAAACGTTAACATTATTTTCAGTATCTTTTGATTGAATCCATGGCCAATAAGTGGCTGTGTAGTTAGAGTCAATATCTGCTGCTTCAAGTAAACCTACCATGTCATCAGCTGTATAATTACTAATTGTTGCGAACCCAATACTAGTTAATTGAACAACATTGTTGTAAGTAACACCTTCAGGAGAAGTTAAGATATAAACTGAATCAGCTCTTTCTTCTTCAACCATGTCAATTGTTAAACCAACCAATGAATTATTTTCTGAGTAATCAATACCAGGTGTTGCTAATACGTTAATGTTTACTGCTTCAGGATTTCTAAATGTGTAGATACCTTCTTGGTATGCGTAGTAATCAGAAGTACCTTGAGTAGCGGTAATGTTTTCAAATTCACCGTTAAGTAAACCTGCGTCAAAACCAGCTCTACCAACTCTATATCTATCAGTATTTGTTCTTGTATTTCTATAACAGTTCCATCCGTCAAATCCTAAATAAGGTGCGAATGTGAATTTTCTAGCTTGAATAGACTGATAAGAAGTACCTTCAATACCAGCGATTGTTCTAAACGGACAACATCCTACTTCAAAAGTACCTGCTACTGTAGCTCCACTATCCATGTGGAAACCTTTTGTTGTAGCTGTCCATTGATTAGGTGATGCGTCATTAGTATAACCTTTCCAATTAAACATGTTTTGGTCAATACCAACTGTATCAGAAATACCTAAGTAAACTTTTCTAATTGTATCATTAACAATATCGTATTGTGTTTTGTAGTTTAATTGTGGTGCTAATACACCTACAGGATAATCTCTAACAACATAACCTTCATAACCCGCTGCGAATGAGTCAATTGGTGCTTCAGCGTTCATAACCATCATAATGTATCTACTCTTTAAAGAGAATTCACCGTCAGCGGTACCTATTCTTCTAGCAATATAGTTATCATCAGCAGGATTCATAACAACTTTACGGAAAGACTCAATAATTGTTGGTCTTGTATCGTTGTCATAAAATTCTCTAACAAGGATATCAAATTGTTTTGTATCAGGTTTGATGTTAGCTATTGAGATTTTAATCTCTTTGTTACCCGAACTACCGTCAGAGATAGAAATAAATTTGAATAATTTTTCAACAAGGTTACCACGTAATTCAGAAACAACCCAAGGAGTTTCAGGAGTTTGCCATTGTTGTTTATAATTGTTAAAATCGTTTGTGTATGTTACGGTAGAATTTAATCCTAAGATATATCCAGCTGAAACTAAATCAGCTAATTTGTTTGGATAAATTTCCTCAACAAAAATATAAGGGTCTCTATCAAAACAATCAGTACCAAGTACTCTTGGCATATAATCTCTTGAGGATGTGTTTAAAGAAACTTCGTAAGCAGTTACTGCACTTGTTGTGGCGTTTGTAGCTGAAAGAACAAAGTTAGCTTCCGCGTTAGTAGCTGTTGTAAGTGGGTTCATAACCACACCATTTGAAGTTTGTAAAGTTCTAAATGTAAGTGTATCGGTTACTGTATTTACATCACCATAATCACCTCTAGAACGTAACATTGCTAATGCCATACCTTCATATTCAGAATAAGAAGATGCTGAATAAGTTGTAACTGTACCAGAAACAGAACCAGTATTCGCACTAGATATATAACTAGTTTGGGTTATATTTGCTGATGTCCCTATAAAAGAAAGACCTGTTTTTGTGAATACAATACCTTCAGGGTAAGTTGCTATATCATTTGGTATTGGTTCTGTTGTTGTTAATGTTGGTCCGTTAGGGAACAATCCTAAATTGTATAACGCTTGTACGTTAGCGTTAGAAATTGAACCAAAAGTGTTTCCTGTAAAAGATGCTGTCCACCCTGTAGTTGTTACCGATACAATTGTTGTTGGGTCGTAGTTAGCACTTGCTGTAATTAACCAAGCCGCTCCTGCGTCATAACCAGTTAAACCAAGAATTCTTGTAACAAACATTTGGTTTGATTGTTGTAGATAACTTTTAGCAATGTAAGGTAATTCATACATTGGTTTTTTATCTTCTCCCCCAAATTTCTTAGAGTTTAGACCACCGAAAATAGCTAAGAACTCTTCATAGTTTGTAATGAAGATTGGTTCAAAAGCTGGTCCTTTAGTCGTTTCACCAACAACACCCAAAGTTGTAACACCTACTTGTTGCGCTACGAAACTTAAATCTTTTTCTGATGTAAATACACCTGGTGATACAAATATTTTGTCTGATGCCATTTTTTAATTTTATTTTTTTTTCTTTCGTTATTTTATTAATAAATATTGGTGACTTTACCAAAAATTTTATTTTGTTGTTATAACAACAAAATGAGTGTGACAAAAAAGATACTTTTGTCATACTTATCAATAAATAGTAGATGAAAAGAGATAAAAACTTAAAAATTACACCACAAACACATAAACTATTAAAAGAGTATTGTGAAAAAAATGGTTTAAAGATGTTTGCTTTTGTTGAAAAACTCATCAAAGAAAAATGTAGACCAAAAACAGATATATACGGTGAAGATTTAAATTAAAATATTTTAGTAAGGGTTAAGTTTCTTGAAAATATATTGTTAAAATCTTTAAAGTGAACTAATTTACTTGGTTGATAGTAACAATAAGAGATGGGATTGCGGGTACACTTCCAGCGGCTGGTTGATGTTTTATTGACAATTGGTTATCTACATTACTATTTATTTCCCATTTTAATTCAACATATTCATTTGGTGTTGTAGTACTAAAAAAGAAATTCCAAGCAGGAACAACATATACACTATTTGAAGGAAATCCAATCTGACTAGCACTATATAATACATCAAGACCGTTTTGATAAAGCCATATGTGTGCGTGTGTAGAACTATTACCACCAGTTTTTACCATTTGAGCACTAAATGCTAAATTATAAACACCAGGATTTTGTATTACAAATCTTGTATTTGCACTTAAAGTAATTCCAGTATTCCAAGAATCTGATGTGTTTGCCGACATAGTTAATACTGTATTAGCAAGACCTGTTTGATTACCAGTATCATAAAAAGATGCGTAATTTTTATTTAAAGCATTTGTAATATCTCTTTGTTTAACAACACCTGTTAAGACATCCCTTACTAAAACATTATTGTTTGTTGAGTCGTTTGCTGGTGTTGTTGATAGGTTTAATGTTGATGCGGTTACACCTTCCATTGATGTGTTACCTGTTACAGTTAAATTTCCATTAACAGTTAAACCTGTCATTGTAGAAATATTTGTAGTTAAAGATGATTGACCTTGGTTTCTACCAACTATAATATTATTATTAGAATAAGTAATCCCAGTAATAAAAGTATCGGTAAATGCTGATAAAGGAGTATAACCTAAAGCCGTATTAATAGCTGAAGATGTTAAGGTGTATCCTGTAGATAACCCAGTTACATTAAATGTACCATTTTGTCTGTTAAATGTTAAAGTTCCGTTAGAGTATGTACCACCTGTGACAAATGTATCTGTAGATGCTGAAAGTGGTGTATAACCTAAGGCTGTGTTAATAGCTGATGAAGTTAATGTGTAACCTGTTGATAAACCATTAATAGTAACTAAACCGTTTTGTCTATTAAGGGTAATAGAACCATTAGAATAGGTTCCACCTGTAACATAATTGTCTAAACCCTGTGACCAAGAGGCATTACCAAAAGAATCTGATGTCAAAACATAATTAGATACAGCTCCGTTAGTTACTTGTAATCTTGTAGTTTTTGTTTTACCATTAACATCTAATCTTTCAGTTGGTGTTAAAGTACCTATACCTACAAAACCATTACCGTTCTCAAGTATTAAAACATCACCTGAACTTATATTTTGAATATGTAATGGTGAACAAGAATTTAAATTAGACACATAAATATCGGTAATACAATCACCCGATGTATTACCACTGAATTTAATTGAGGATAGGTCTACGGAGTAAGCATTATTTGTATCATTCCTATCAAACTCTAATACATTACCATTTAAAGTAACACCTGTTGTATAATAATCAGTGAAACCTGTAATTGTTATAGTATTATCTTGACTATTTAAAGTTAAATTACCACTTGAATAAGTACCCCCAGTTACGTATGTATCAGTAGACCCCGTAAAAAATCCTGAAACTGAAATTAAAACACCATCATTTCTACCAAGAGTTAAATTACCACTTGAGTAAGTACCACCAGTCACATAAACATCTGGTGGTATAACCGAAGAAAACCCTGTAATAGGTATTGAAATGCCGTCATTTCTTCTTAAAGTTAAAGTATTAATTGAAAAAGTTCCTCCAGTTACATAAACATCGGTTGTTGGTGATGAAGAAAATCCTGTAATAGGTATTGAAATACCATCATTTCTTCTTAAAGATAAAATATCATTTGAAAAAGTACCACCAGTCACATAAACATCCGTATAAGGCAAAGAATAAGTCCCAAAAGGTATCCCTTGATTGTATATTAAGTTTATTAAAGCACTATTTGTGTTATTTGTAGCAGGAGTATTTACCCCCCCAATTACATACGTATCTCCTGTTAATGGTGTTACTATAAAATATTTTACTATATCTGGTCCACAATTACTCATTCTGTAATAATTAATCCTCTAAGTGTTATTTCACCAATCATGGTTGAATCGTCCTTTACTATGTTTATAATTATAACGTCAGAAGGTTCGACTACAAAAGGTATGGTTGTTAAAACCCCATTTACATAAATTGTATAAGATGTTATGTTATCTAAATCTACAGAACTAAAACTAGTTTTAACTTCGGTAGAAAATCTTATAGAAGTTGATGAACCAGGTAAAAACTGTATAATACATTTTAATGTTTTATCATCTTTAGCATTATCTTTAATAAATCTAGCTAAAGGTTTTGGTATCCTACTACTAGTTTCAAAAGTAACTAAAGCTCTACTGATTGCTGGTTTAACATCAAATTCTTCCGAATCAACCAAATAACCCATTAACCTCATTTCATAAGTTTGTACATAAAATCTTTTTCCTTCTAAATCATCAATTTGACTTTCATCACCAATGGTTTCTAACATGATTGGGAAGTAGTGTCCTTTAATATTAACGTAAGCTTGAGCTGAAGCAAATGCCTGTAATACTTTTTGATTTAATTTGTTTAAATCCCTCATTTTGTAACAAAACAATCTAACGGTATACATCATGTCGACACCTACGGGATTTGGTATTCCGTAAATGTCAGCACCTTTACGATTACCATCCCAAACGGGTATTTGCATATAAGGGAAATTTTTTCTTACGGGTATTTTAAAGTCGGCTGGGTTAGTACCTTTTTCGGGATTAGGTTTTCTAACAACAGAAACAAAAGGTATTTTAACATTTTTATATTTATCTGTATTTGGCCAAATTTTTGTAAATTCATTCCATCTTTGTAATGTTAAAAAATTAACAGGTACTTTTTCACCCTTTAAAACTATACCTAAGTCGTTTTCAACAAATTCAACAAAACCCTCATCTAAATCAGCAAAATCAACTGACCTAGGTAAAAATTGTTTATTTTGTTCTAAAAACTGTTCAACCCAATGAGCAGGACCACCTTGTGGGTCTATACTTTTAATTTGTAAATCAGTTTTTCTTTTTTTTGGTAATGCCATAATTTTATTTATATTAACCCATAAACTCTTCTGGGTCAGCCGTTGTACAAACTACTTTTCTATAGTAAGATTTGTAACCTAATCTAGTTTTAGTGTTATCAGAATTAATTTTACCGTCATTTGTGACAGTAAAATATTTAATATTATCTTCTTTATCAGGGTAACCGATATAATCACCGTATGTTATATCAACACCTAACTCTTTTAAATGGTCGGTAAAAACTGTAAAAGTTAAATTACCATAATCCTCATATCTCATATAACCTTCTGAATATGCTTTAGACTGTGATTCTTCCAAATTTGGTCGAACTTTAATTTCTACAGGAGGATGAAATTTAATTTCTTCTACATCAGACTCACCGTATACACTATCTGTTTGACTTTTAATCCTATCAACCCTAAAAAGAATTACAACAAAATTTAAATCACCTTCTACAAATTCTCTGGCTAACTCATTATCAAAACCAAAATCAGTCTCATCATAAAATTTATGAACACGAGTTATTGGAAATCTTCTTTTATCTGACATTTAAGTATATTTTCTTATAAATATTTAGAAGAATCGTATTTCATTTATTTTTTTCTATTTGTTTCTATATTTAATAAGTTATGCTAGATATTGGTAAATTAAAGAATAGAAAAACTTTATTAAAACTAGAGACCTATGAAGGTAAAAATGAGTATTTAATATCGTTAAAAGAAAGATTAGATAAGGAAGGTTCTTTTCCTATATCACCCAGTGTATCTGAGTATGTAGAAAATAATTTTGATAAGGACCCTGTTGATGTTAATAAAGTTATTACCATAACAGAGTTTTTGGGTAAACAGTTACAAGAAAAGTTTGAACTTAATCATGTACCTGAAAAAATATTTGTTGAAACTGTTTTAGGTGATACAGAAAAAAGTTATCATGTTAGGGGTAAGGTTTTTAAAAATCAAAAATACTCACCACTTTTTTATGTACCAAAAACACAGGTATTTGAGAACTTATATGATACCGAAATTAATGTTGAGGTTGATTTTGAAAAATACCAAAAATTAGATAGAAGAGGGTGGAAAGCTTTCCCCCACCAAGAAAAGGGTATTAAATTTCTTTTAAGTAAAAAAAATTGTATTCTTGCTGATGACATGGGTCTTGGCAAAACATTTCAATCCATTGTTTCAGCTTTAGAAACGGGAGCGGAAAAAGTTTTAGTAGTTTGTCCGGCTAACGCCAAAATTAATTGGTACCGTGAGATATCAAATTTTGTTCCTGAAGAAGATATTAGTATTTTAAAAACTGGTCATTGGAATCCCAAAAAATTTACTATCATTAATTATGACATACTTAAAAATTTCCATACTTTAATAGATAACAGAAAAAATTATGAAGAGTGGGAAATAAATAGACATTTGGTTAATGAAGGTTACGACATTATTATATTAGATGAAGCTCACATGGTTAAAAATCCTAAAGCTGATAGGACTAAAATAGTTAACCAGATTGCTGAAAGTATTGGTAAAAGGTGGTTATTAACGGGTACACCTATCGCAAACAGACCAATGGATTATTTTAACCTACTTAATCTCTGTGAATCACCAGTAACTTCTAGTTGGAAATACTTTGCATTTAGATATTGTGATGGTAAAAAATTTAAAAAGAAATTAAATAGTGGACAATACAAAGATATATGGTTAACTGATGGAGCTTCTAACTTAGAAGAGTTACATGAAAGAACTAAATCACTTATCTTAAGAAGAAAAAAAGAAGACCACCTAGACCTACCACCAAAAATTGTGGCACCTTATTATATTGAGATTGATGATATGAAAGGGTATGGTAATGTATTTGAGGAATATCTTGAATGGGCCAAAAGTGAAGGTAAACGTCTTGGTTCAGGTAGACACATGGTTGAATTAGTTGTTCTTAGAAAATATTTAGCACAAGAAAAAGTTAAACACACGATTGAATTAGCTGAACAAGCAATTGAGAACGGTCAAAAGGTAATTATATTTACAAACTTCACCCACTCATTTGATGCATTAATGAATCATTTTGGTAGAATAGCTGTGGGTCATAACGGTAAACTGAGTGGTACACAAAAACAAAAGTCTATTGACGGGTTCCAAGAGAATGAAAATATTAAAGTCTTTGTTGGCAATCTTGTATCTGCTGGTACCGCAATTACACTTACAGCGGCACAGGTAGTTATTATGAATGATTTAGATTTTGTACCAGCTAATCACGCACAGGCGGAAGATAGGGCCTTTCGCATCGGTCAGTCAAAAACTGTTAATGTTTATTACCCAATAGCTCAAGGTACTATTGATGAAATGATGTATGAAATGTTACAAAAGAAAAAACGTGTTATTAATACAGTTGTCGGTGATGAACAAGAAGAATTTGACATCTCAACCGATTTCTTTAAAAAATTAATGGTGGGTTATTAATCCCACCATTTTTGTATATTCTTTTCAAGAAGTTTAAAAATAAGTTTATTACATCTATCTTGATTTTCATGTGCAATCTCCATAGCAATTAATTTTTTATCTTTTTCTTCAAAAGGTCTTTGATATAGATTTATTTCACCACTTACCACTTTTTTATATTGACGTGGGTATTTTTTAAAATACTCATCAAAAGTTTCAGACACTAAAGTATCTTCCATGGAATACCATTTTTTACTTTCGTCTGTTGGGATAAAGTCATATTTAGTTTTATGGTAATCCATAAACTCCATACCGTAAAAATCATCTTGTTGTAACTTAATTAGTTTAGTTACAAGACGCATTATTTCAGTATTTCTTTTAGCACTTAAATGTCTATCATTACCACCAATATAATCAGCTTGCTTATTTAATTTAAATTTTAAAACTTCAAATATATAATGGTCATCATAATCACGGTCTTTCCATATAACAGGGAACCATGACCAAAGGTTTTTAACACCTTTAATAAAATCTTTATGGTAATACCTACCCTCAAATTTCCACCAAAGACCAACTTTTTCAAATATATTTAATTTTTTTCTTTCCATAAAACTTTTTTATTTTTACAAATATAACTATTTTTAATTAAAAACAAAAATAATGGAAGATAAAAATAAAGAACAAATAGAACATCCCTCACATTATAACCAAGGAATTGAGATGTGGGATTACGCACACTCACAAAAATTAGACTTTTTTGAAGGCAATATTGTTAAGTATGTTACTAGATGGAGACATAAAAACGGTTTACAAGATTTAGAAAAATGCCTCCAGTATCTAAATAAGTTAATTGAACTGAACCAAAAGTCGTGATATTTATTGAAAAACAATAAGTATAATGATTATTAGTGAAAACATACTACAGGCTTTGTTAGTCGAAACTGGTATACAAAATATAAATACATTAGCTAAAAGATATCAAAAAGCTAAAATTTATTTTCATCAGGATTTAGATGGAGTTACTACGGCAATTGCCATGAAAAATTATTTAGAAAACAACGGTATTGAAGTTGTTGATGTTGAAGTAATTCAATACGGTGATAAAGAATTCTCAATTAAAAAACCTGACGCTAGTGGTGAAATAATGCCTGTATTGGTAGATTTTGCTCACGGTAAACCAATGTTTGTTATACATACTGACCACCACGATTCACAAGTTGGTGTTGAAAAAAGTACGTCAACAAGTTTTAGACACTCAAGGTCAAACGTTGAGACTATCTCTAACGTTCTTTCACCATCAGACATTTTCCCATCAAAAGATATTATGATGATATCTACTGTAGATAGTGCTGATTATGCTAGATTAGATATTACACCAGATGATGTTATGAACTATGTTTTTACCCTAGATAAAGGAAAAGATTTAGAACGTAATAAAATTAGTATGGCACTTGTAACTAATAAATTATTATTAGCTTACAAAAATAAACCAAAATTTTTAGAAACTCTTGTGATGGAATGTACACCATCACTTTTAAACATTTACCAAAATATAGTTAGATTAGCAAAAGAATATGGTTACGCCACAGCTCAAGAAATGAAAGTTAACCTTTCCAATTATATTGAGGTCCAATCAAAAAGTGGTAATGTAGAATACGATGAAGAGTATGGGATTGTAAAACAATACGGTGGGGGTTCTATGTTTAAACCAGGTTCTTATGATAGATACGTACCTTTTAAATTATACCCTAACGCCAATTTTTTGGTTATAACATGGCCATTAGGTTTATTACAAGCTTCTTGTAATCCTTATAAAAAGGGTAGGGAACTTAAAGGTGTTAATTTAGGTGAAATAGCACAAGACGTTTTAAGTATATTTAAATCTGAACTAGAAAACAAAATTATATCTATTGATACTGTAAAGTATTTTGCTGAAAAAAATAAAGAATTTTCGGAAGAATCTGTTGGTTTTAGTTTTAATGATATGGTAGCTATTTTAGGTGATACTGAGAATGGTATTATGGGATTAGATGAAATACCTAATGGTGGTTCACCAGATTATACATTAGAAAGATGGCAAAACGCCATTAAAAAAATAATGGATAAACCTTACACATCACTTTCTGATAGAGAAATTAAAGCTTTAAAGATGTTAAAAATTACTGGTTGGGATATGGTTCAGGCTAATTCTGGTGGCCATAAATGTATAACTAATATATCAGGATTAATGTATTTTGGTAAAGACGGTGTTCCATTTTTAAAGAGATTTTCTGAAGAATTTGTTAAACAATTAAAATTTAAAATAGATACAGAATCTTTATGAATATCAGAAAAATTATTAGAGAAGAAATCCAAAGTCTAAGTTCTAATAAAATAGAAGAATCTAATAAATATTTAGATAAATTTTTACATAAACTTTTATTATTAAATGAAGTTAAAGATGTTCTCAGCCCCGAATTTGAATGGGACGTTATTTCTAATGACAAAACTAGTCCAGAGTATGTGTGGGATTTTCCACAAGAAACTAAAAAAGAATTAGATTTATCTAAAAAATGGGTTAAAACAAAAGAAGATGTTATTGGGTATCTAAATCTTTTATTGAAAAAAATAAAATCTTTACCCAACCAACTTAGGAAAAAAATAATAAAATATGTTTTGGCATCTTTTTTAGGTATTTTAACCGTAAACCAAATAACTAGTATCACCAACACCATTGAAGGCAATGATTATCAGAGTGGTATTAGATTTGAAATGCCTTCATTTAAAAAAGAAACACCTGTAGTTAAAACACAAAAAATTAGAAAACCTAGCCAAAGATTATTTAAACATTTGAAAAAAGAAGAGGGTATTGGTGGTAAACCTGTTTTATATTTCTATAATTTAGGTGATGGTGCTTATACCACAGGTTATGGTCACGCTGTCTTTTCTAACCCCGAAAGAGGTAGTACGGGGGGTGATTATAGTTTTGTACCAAATCATGAAGATATTATACCTTACAATAAACGTAACCCTGGTAAAAAAATTACAAGAATTACTAGAGAACAGGCTGAACAATTATTACAAGATGATATGTTAAAAGCTTCTGAAGGTGTTAATAATATATTAGATGGGTGGAATAAAAAAGGTATAGAACCTGAAATTACACAAGGTATGTATGATGCTATGGTTTCTATAACCTATAATCATGGTGTGGGTAATTTAAGGACAAGCAAATTTATTCAATACGTTAAACGAAGTGAGTTCCAAGAAGCTAAAGAAGAGATAAAAAATATCTCAAGTAATATGTTTGACGAATATCCAGGTTTAAAAACTAGAAGAGAACGAGAATCTGAAATGTTTAAAATTTCTAGGGTTTAAATTTTAAAAAATAAGGTTTTATTTATAAAAAGTTATATAATGATTAGTGTTATTGTTTCTTCTAATAAAGACAATTTATGTGTTGATAAGTTTAAAAATCACATAAAAAAAACTATTGGTTTAAAGGAATATGAAATATTATTATATAATAATCAAAATGAGTTTTCCTTATCAGAAATTTACAATAGAGGATTAAAAGAATCTAAATACGATATTCTAGTTTTTTGTCATGATGATATTTTTTTATCACAGAATTGGGGTGTAAAATTGTTAAATGATTTTTTAAAAAATCCTGAGTTTGGTGTTATAGGTAAAGCCGGTTCTTGTTTCATGTCTGAATCAGGTATTTTTTGGAGCAAAAGGGACCAAACTATGGTGGGACAAGTTTACCACAGAAATAATAACAAAAAAACGTTAACCAAATACTCACCTAAATTTAATGATTTAATTGAAGTAGTCACCCTAGATGGACTCTTTATTTCTGTTGATAAAAATAAAATTAAAAAACTATTTGACGAGGATATAAATGGGTTTCATTTTTATGACCATTCTTTTTGTGTTAGTAATTTTATTGAGGGTGTAAAATTAGGTGTTACATTTTCTTTCGACATTACACACAATTCAGAGGGTAAACCTAATGAAGAATTTTTTAAAATAAAAGAAATTTTTTTAGAAAAATATAAAAAATATTTACCATTAGATTTAAAACCTAAAAATATATTTTACGAAAAAATAAAAAGAAAAAATTTTAAAAAATTAAAAAAAGTAGCAATAATAATACCAACAAAAGGAAATTTAGAACTTTTAATAAATTGTGTTAATTCATTTTACAGTAATTGTGACCATGACATATTTAGTATTTTTATTGCTGATACTGGGTCTACAAAAGAAGAATTGGACCAAATAAAAATTAGTTTTGAAGATTATAAGAATTTAAAAATAATTGAGTATGATTATTATAATTTCGCTAAAATAAATAACGATGTTGTTAAAAACTATGTAGGTAACGGTCACGATTTTTTATTATTTTGTAATAATGATATTGAAATCAAAAATGATGTTCTTAGTTCTATGTTAAACGTTTTTTTAACAAATAAAGATTGTGGTTCTGTTGGGTGTAGGTTACATTACCCAAATAACACCATACAACATAATGGAGTTATAGTTCATTCCGATAAAGTTTTAAATGCTAACAATTTTGAAGAACTTTATCCATCCATAAATCTAACCCACGAAAAATTAAATAACTACTATAATTTTAATAACACTGTTAGAGAAGTTTTTTGTAATACAGCCGCATTACTATTAATAAATAAAGATTTATTTATTAAAATGGGACTTTTTAATGAAAATTATAATAATTGTTTTGAAGACGTTGAGTTAGGTATAAAAGTATTATCTAATGGGTTTAAAAACTATAACGATGGTTATTCTGTTGCTTACCATAAAGAAAGTTATACCAGAAAAAATGATGAAAAATATTTAGATGAATCTAAAAAAGATTTTAAAGAAACACTTCACCCTTTTATATTGGAAAATAAAAATTTGGTTAGTAAATGGATTAAAGTTATAAATACTTTTATATATAAAAATGATAAATTTATTAAAATATGAAAATGAATACAAATTTAATAGAACACAAACATGTGGTAACAAAAGAAGATAGGCAAAAACTTATTAAACAAAAATCGCCAGTTATTTGGTTAACTGGGTTATCAGCGTCAGGTAAATCAACAATAGCAAATGAATTAGCACTTAGACTCCAAAAAGAAGGTAAATTAGCTTATATCTTAGATGGTGATAATATTAGAATGGGCCTTAACAAAGATTTAGGTTTTTCTGATGATGACAGAAAAGAAAATATTAGGAGAATTGCTGAGGTAGCTAAACTTTTATCTGATTCTGGTGTAATTGTTATTACAGCATTTATTTCACCATTTAGAGAAGAAAGAGAAAAAGCAAAAGATATTATTGGTAGAGATAACTTTTTAGAGGTTTATGTAAAAGCAGATTTAGATATTTGTGAACAACGTGACCCTAAAGGGTTATATAAAAAAGCGAGAGCAGGTGAAATTAAACAATTTACTGGAATAGACTCACCATACGAAGAACCAATTAAACCATTTAGAACACTAGACACTGATAAATGGTCGATAGAACAATGTACTGACGTGATTATAGTAGACTTAAAAGACTTAGGTATCATTGAATCTAATTTGAAGGAAGTAAACAACTTAGATAAAAGAAATACCATCGCAATTGATTTTGATGGTGTTATTCATAAATATTCTAAAGGATTTAAAGGTTTAGGCAATGCTTACGACCCTCCCATGGAAGGTACTGAAGAATCTCTTAAGAAATTACATGAAGAGGGTTATATCCTTAAAATTCTCTCATCAAGACCAAAAGAGGTTATCAACCCTTGGTTAGAAAAATATGGTTTATCTAAATACATAACTGAGGTTTCTAACCATAAATTCCCGGCAACTGTCTATATCGATGATAGAGGTATGTTGTTTGAAAATTGGGAAAAGTGTTTAAATGAATTACAATTACACCCTAAAATAAAAAAATAAAACTATGAGTTGGGAAAAGAAAAACCACGGTGGACAACCCACCACAAATAAAGATAAAAAATACGCTATTTTTATAGGTCGATATCAACCATACCACTACGGACATGTTAACCTAATACAACAAAAGTTAAATGAGGGAATACCAGCTTTAATAATGGTTAGGGATATTGAACCTGATGATAAAAATCCATTTACCACTAAACAAACGGTAAAGATGATTGAAGAATATCATAACTCAAAAGGTGATGATGTTAAAGTTATCATTATTCCTGATATTGAATCCGTTAATTACGGTAGAGGTGTTGGGTATGAAATAAATGAATTTACACCGCCAGATAATATCGGATTCATATCTGCAACAGGAATAAGAAACTCAATCGCTAAAGGAGACGACAAATGGAAGGATATGGTGGACGAATCGATACAAGATTATATAATTAATTTTTTAACATATTCAAATACAAAGTAAAACTTAACACAGATTCAAAAACTGATGATGGAAGATGGAGATTAATTGAAAACGGTAACGAGACATTAGTTTCAGACATCATTATTGATGGACACACTCAAACAACTAAAGATTGGTTACCGGAAATTAATGATTATAAATGGCATGTTAGTTGTGTTGGTTATTGTAGTGTCGAAAATAATGTCGCATATATAAAAACTATAAAAGAAGAATCTGTTTTAATTAGACATATTTTAAAAACAGTTAGTTATAGATTTTTAGGAACCTTAACTACAGTTGTCGTTGCATATTCGTTAGGTGCGACAATTGAGGTTTCGACATTGCTTGGTGTTGGTGAACTTATTATGAAGCCATTTATATATTTTGGTCATGAAAGATTGTGGTATAAATATATAAGAATTAAAAAAGATATTAAAAATAAAACAAATGAAAAATAAATTACCTGAAGATTTTGATTGGGAATTCTATTTGGGGTATTATGAAGATTTAAGAAACGCTGGTCTTAAAACAAAAAATGATGCTAATACACATTATTTAAATCATGGACAATTTGAGAATAGAATTATTTATGGCAATAAAATAGATTTTACCAAATTCATAGAAATTTGTAAAAATATAACAAATCATCTACCAAAAGAATTTCCAAAAATAGATAAATCATCAAAAAAGAAATCATTAATAATTGAAACCAGAAATTTAGACCATAATGAATTTGTTATAAAAAACACCATTCAAAAATTGGGTGACGGTTGGGGTCACATTATTTATTGTCACCAAAATAATTACAAACAAATTAAATCTATTTGTAACCAAATTAGTTTAGAAATAGAAATTAGATTAATTAAAAGAGAATTAAATAGAAACGATTATAACAACTTATTACTAGATATTAACTTTTGGGATGAGATTGATTGTGAAAAAGTTTTAATTTACCAAACAGATACTTTTATTTATAAAAATTTTGATGATTACTTTTTAGAATTTGACTATTTAGGGGCTAACTGGGGATTGGACCATACTAAAGGAATTCAAAAAATGATAACAAATATTACATTTATTAATATGACACAAGGAAACGGTGGGTTATCACTAAGAAGTATTAGTTTAATAAAAAAAGCACTAAACGATAAAAATTTTAAAAAAATAATTACCAATGGATTTGACGACTTAGAAAAAATACCAGAAGATGTTTATTATTCAATATATAACCATCTTTACTATAAAGATATGGGTGACACCAAAAAATTTAGTATAGAACCTTCATACAATTTTAAAGATAATTTAAATTTTTATGACGACCCATTTGGATTTCATAAAATTTATAACTTTGTTGATGGTGAGTTTTTTATAAAAAAATATGAAAAAAAATTATTAATTTCTAAAAAAATTAAAAATATATCCTTGTTAACAAATAAATATGAGATAATAAAAAATCATAATTTAACAAAGTCAGAAATAACTGTAATAATAACTTCATATAACTATGAGAAATACATTGAGAAATCAATAAAATCCGTAATTAAAAAT